AACCTTGCGCCGCCTTCGGGCTTTCTGTACAAAGAAATCACCGGATCGTCGCTATTCAATCTTTGCGGAATCACATACCCCGCCACCGCCTCACCCTTGCCGCCATCGGCTAGAAGGGCGCGGGCGAATCCGATAATGTCGGCAGCATCGCCGTCATTATCAAAGCCGGTCACGCGAAGCCAAAGTGCTTTAATCTGTTCTTCGTTCATTTCTTTGCCTCCTTCGCTATCTCTTCGTCGATCGACTCGTCGAGCAATTCGCCGTAGATGTCCGAATGCCCGCATTCGCCCCACGTTCCATTAGAGCCGTACATGACAAAGAGCGGGCCACTGTCGTCCTGCTCGCGCAGCCACCTATACCTCTCCGCATCCCGCGCATCGCTCGAATCCTTGCCGCCATAGACTGCGCCCGTCGCAGGCTCCGATCTATCGGCGCGGGACGACAGCGCGGCTCGGGCTTGCCATGCGCCCCACGCGAAATCTGTGTTGCAGTCGGAGTACTGTCCCGGATAGCCGGGCATCAAATCAAGTTCGCGCTCGTTCGCCCACGCCTCGAACGCTTCCCGCTCCGCATCGTCTGCCGCGCGTTTGTCATTGCTCACTTCTCGCTCCTTGCGATCAGCACGGTGCCGATCTTGATCTCGACCGGCTGACCGGCGCATTTTGAAAAGAGTGCCGCGCTCGACGCCACCGCTTGATGCAGCAACACCGTAGTCGGCTTATTGGCGTTGCATAGCGCTCCTAGGTGCGTGAGAGCTGCTGTCTTTGTGGGGGTCATCGCTACGCCCAAAATCCGAACCAGACGCCAAATCCGTGAATAATCCCAATCGGGAAGAGCAGCGCTCCGGCGATCAGCAAGCCCCACGAATGGGTAATGAGGCAGTCAACGATGTGCGTGAACCACGCCGCGACAACTGCCAATGCGATAAGAGGCATGCTCTCTCCGTTATTTGATCTGCACCGACTGTCCGCGCTCAAGGTGCGCGCCTGGCACTTGTTCGCCACCCTTCAGCGCTGCCGCTATTGCCTTCTTGTCCAACTTGGCCGGAGGCGGAGGCGGGGCAACGAAGAACTGAGGCGGGATCGTCTGCTCGTCTGTCACAACGACCTTCGGCGGGTTATCCCGAACGGTAATCACGAAGTAGGGCGTTTCCAGCTTCTTCACGCCAGCGAAAATCATGTTGGACATGATGTATTCGCGCACACGGTCTGCGTTCTTCCTTAGCGCTGCAGCACGCCGGCCCATTTCCTCGACTGCTGCGTCGATCTGATCGGCAGCCGCTTCCAGGTTGCGAACGACGAAAGCCGTGTTTTTGCTCTTTTCCTCAAGATCGCCGCCGAGCGATTCCAAGGTGTCGGCCAGCGTCACGGGATCAAGATCCAGTTCGGCCAGCTTGTCGGCCGCTGCGCGGTACTCGCCCGCGATCTGATAAAGCGTCAGGTTGCTCATGCTGGAACCTCCATTTCGATCTTGCGGGCGTCCTTTGCTTCGGCCAGCACTTCTTCCGCAACCGAATCACGAACGGCGTGCGCGGCCTTGTACGCAGTCGCGTAGCAGCCCTTCAACTCTTCCATCGTGATGCACGCCTTGATCGCGTTGACGTACTTCTTGAGTTCAGCAGCGGGCAGCCCCTTTTCCGCAGGCGCTTCCTCTTCCTCGTTCTGCGCCTTGTGCAGATCACCCTTGTGCCACAAGTCCAAAGCCGCCCCGAACCGCATTGCAGCGTTGCGCAGAGCGTCGCCGATGCGTTCCTTCATGGCGTCCGGCCCGGTCTTACCTTGGGCGTCTCCGTAGCCAAGACGCGTCACTCCGCAGACCGTAAGGCGAATCCACATGCCGCCATCGCGGTCCAGCAGCGGGAGTCCATCAGGGCCGAACGCCACCGGCTCCCACGACCAGCTCTCGTCGCATTCCAGCAGGCGATCGGTCAGCGCGGCATGCCCGACGTAACTGAGGTGAACAGCCGGCAGCCCGTGGTATCCGCCGCACACATTGCATTTGCCCTTGGGCGCGTCGCGCTTCGTCGGCTTAGGCAAAAGGCTGATCTGATGCTCCGGGAAAGGCTCGCGCAGTCGTTGCAACCCGGTTTTCTTCGTTTCCATTTCTCGCTCCGAATGTTTCTTGCCATTCAAGGAATTCTTCCAATTCCTGCTCCCATGCTTGTTGCATGGCGTCGTCGTCGTGCATGTATCCCCCGTCAGTTGTACTGACCGCAAGAGACTGAAAAATAAAGGCTGCTTGCAACCTTCATCCATCAACCCCCTGCTATCTCGATCAGGCGCAGCGGACCACGCTACAGCTTTGAATCCGCTCCGCCCTTGCTTCAATCATTCCGCACAGAACCAGATACCCGAGTGCTACAGCCGCGATTACTACCCAAAGCTTCAAAAGCTCTTTCATGCTTCACCCCACGCCAATACCAAGACAGAACCAGAGCCACGCGCCAAGAGCGCCCCCGGCTGCTGCTGCACATACGATCCCTCGAAACAAGTCGCTCATTGCGACGGCCCGGTTAATGTCCTGCTCGGTTACGATCTTCAAAGAACGCTCCTCGCATAAAGATTGCAACCAGAAGGCAGCAGGCCGCCCACACGAAAACGAACTCGAAAGCGCTCATTTCTTCATCTCCCGTTCCAGACTCTCGACCGACTTGATAGCTTCGATCTCGGCGTCGTATTCCAGCCAGCCGCCGAGCATGATCTTTAGAACTGCAAGCGAGAGATGTCCGTCCTCGCGCTGGATCGCATCGCGGATCAGATGCGCCATCCCTTTATTGCAGCTTTCCATCGCCGCCTGGATGTCGTCGTCGCTCATCGCTGCCTTGCGCTTGGCGACCATCTCGTCTTTGATTGACGCGATCAGCTCGTCGCGGGAGTCTTGCGGGTCAAGTTCGGCAAGCTCTTTGTCGTAGAGCCATTCGCCTACTTGCGTGACGCCGATAGGGGTGACGTTCATGACCATGCTCCAAACCAGACGCCGATACCGTGCACGATCCCAACAGGGAAGAAGATCGCGCCGGCAAGAAGCAGTCCGTATGCGTGAGTGACAAAGCAATCGATGATGTGCGTAAGCCATGCAGCGATTAGCCCGACAGTGAAAAGCCCCCACATATCAACACCCCTCTTTCTCGTTCCGCAGGCCAGCCGCGATGATTCGCGCGGCCACTTCGTGCAACAGTTTTTCGGTCAAAGCGCCCATGCCACCTTCGGCAAGACGCTTTAGCTCAATGAGATCCTCTGCAAGCGCTGACATTTCAGTCTCCTCGTCTTAGTGGTGCTCTCTGTCGCTATGCAGAAGGCACTAGTAAGACTCTTCGGCTCTGTCGCGTCGCTGGCTCCGATTTCGCCAGGTCTACCGGTCGGCCAGATTGCAGTTCTGGCTAGACATTCCCAACTCACGTTGCCGGGCTATCCGATGCGCTGTTGTTTGTTTCAGTGCATGTACGCAGTGTAGAAAACACTAAACCCGGTGTCAAGCGAAAACTAAACTTTTTGGCGAAAAAAATCCCCGACGAATCGGGGAGGGGAATTTAGTGATGCCGGGACGTGATGACGCGGACGGCCATTAGAAGGTATCTGGCGATTTCGCTTAGCGCTTCATCGGCCGACTCAGGTGGTTGCAGTTTAGGCGCGGCGGTGGCCGATCGGCGCTGCCGGTAAAGATCCATGCTGACGATGGTTTTTTCATTTGTGCTTGCGGGGGGCATGTTTTAAGACCCTAGATGGCTCGGCGTGGAGTGCCAAGAGCTGCTCTTGTTCTGCCAGCTCGGCCACCACGTCGGAATCATCTACCAATCCCAATCTTTCGACAATTTCCAAAATGCCAAGAGTGTAAGCAAACGTTTTGCGTGCTTCCTTACCGCCCTTGTCCAGACGAGTGACGCACTGAATCAGCCGTTCCGCTTCGGAGGAAAGAACGGGATTCTGGCCTCTGTTCGATGAATTGGGGGCTTCGTGCGAATCCAGAAATCCAACACCCATTCCGTAATCTTTCTCTAAGCGACGCGCCACGCGCTCACCAAACGAACCCGTCCCTTTTAGCTGCGAAAACAGGCTCTTTTCCTTCGGCGGGACCGAATGCGTCTCTAGCCAGCGTGCCAGGTTGGCGCGGCGAATGTCTTGGATGTCCATGATCGCAGTTTAGTGTTTTATAAATTAGTAATCACTTGACTTAGCGTTTAACGCACGCTAAACTGGAGCCACAGTCAAAACTTTACAGAGTGAGAAACAGTGGACCTTCTGACCTTCATCAAAAGCGAGCGTGGAAACGCCAGCCGGCTCGCCGCTTCTATCGGCGTGTCTCTGTCGCATCTCTCGCAGATGAGCACGGGAACGACCGCTATTTCGCCCAAGCGCTGCGTGCAGATCGAAGAGGCGACTGGCGGCGGTGTAACGCGCCAAGACTTGCGCCCGGATGACTGGGTTGATATCTGGCCGGAACTTCGGCCGGTGATTGAGCAGGCTGCATGAACCGCGTTCCCGATTGATTTTCATGTTGTTTTTCTTTTAACGAAAGGAGGTTAAGCAATGTCCCGAGCTGCATTCCGCAACGAAATCAAGACACGCGTTGAAGACCCGGTGTACGAGGGCATGCAGGCTTACAAGGCTCTGCATGGCATCGATAGCGATTCGGCTGCTGTTGCTCGAATCCTCAAGCTGTTTCTCTTTGGCACTGTAGGCACTTTGCCGGCAAATCTGGTTGCCGTCAGTGTCGCAGCGGCCCAAAACGGGGCGCAAGTCGTCGCATGAACGTCGTCAAATCCCACCTCGCAGCCGAACTTCCTTATCCAGAAATGGAAAAGCTGGTTATGGACGCGGTTCGGATGGGTGTGTCGATCCAGCAATACGTCGGTTATCACGTCCTGCGCTCAGCATTTGGGGTGAATCATCCGATGGTAGTGGCATTTGAAGCGTCCCTTAATGGGAACGGCGGGGCCTAAAAACGAACGGCCGTATGGTCGGAAGTCAGTACACGGGGATGTGAGTCGTAATACAAGCCGCTTTCGAAAGGCGTCTTCTATTTCTACTTTTTAGTTGAACTAACGCCCTTGAGGCGGTTGGGGTCACACCGTGAGTATTCAAGCAATGGCATGGGCGATGGAACAACAGATCGTGAGCGACGCTTCGGCTCGCCACGTCCTGTTGTGCCTGGCTAACTATGCCGACCAAGATGGCAAGGCGGCTTTCCCGTCGACGGCCAAACTCGAAAAGGATACGGGGCTCTCTGAGAGCACGATCCGCCGCAAGCTCGACTCCCTCGAAACACTTGGAATGATCGCACAGGGTAACCAAGCGATCGTCGCCGCCTATATCGATCGTGCCGATAAGCGACCTATTTGCTACGACATTCAGATGAAAAAGCCGGGTGTCACGGTGAATCCCCGCTCTGAACGGGGTGTCATGGTGACGGCTACGGGGTGTCATGGTGACGCTGACGGGGTGTCACCGTGCAACGAACGGGGTGTCACGGTGACACCCAATACATCCCCTAATCCATCCATTAACCCTTCTTTAAAAGCAGAAGCACGCGCTACGCGCCTGCCTGCCGACTGGAAGCCGAGTGATAGCGATGTCTCTTTCTGCCGACAAGAGCGCCCGGATCTTCTGCCGACTCAAATCGCGGACCAGTTCCGAGACTACTGGATCGCACAGCCTGGCGCCAAAGGCCGAAAGATGGATTGGCCGGCTACGTGGCGGAACTGGGTGCGAAACCAGCGAGCGACAAGCGGACCACGCCAAATCCACAGCTTTCACGACGAACGAGCCGAAACAATCGCAGCACTGACGGGGAGAAATCGATATGAGCACGAATCCGAAGCAACCGACCAACACCAGTTCCGAATCGCTTTGGCCGGTTAATGCGATTCCGCAACGATGGGTGGAAGCGCTGTTTTCGAAAATGAGCGCGTTCTACGGATCGCGATTCGCGGACATGTGGCGCGGCTCGAACGTTTCGGAAGTGCAGAAGGCATGGGCGATCGAGCTTGGAAAGCTGTCGTCGGCGCAACTGAAAGCTGGTGTCGACGCGCTGACGGCGTTTTCCAAGCCGCCCACGCTGCCGGAATTTCTTGACCAATGCAAGCGCACGCGTCTCGAAATGGCTGCAAACGAAGCGCCGCGGCTCGAACACAGTTCGCCGGCAGACCAGAAGGTGATCGATGCGAATCTCGCTAAACAGCATCGGATTGTCAAATCGCTTCGTATGTCGTCGGCGCATAAAGGCTGGTCTACCGAAATGATCGAGCGTGGCACTGGCCGGAATGGTGCTCCGCTGACGGTGGAAGTTCTGCAGAGCTGCAAAGACGTGATCGAGGGGAAGAAATTCGGATGAAAAAAGAAATCATCGGAGACGCGACGCTGTATCTCGGAGATTGCCGAGAGATTCTGCCAACGCTTGAGCGTGTGGACGCGGTGATTACTGATCCGCCGTACGGGATCAACGAAAACAGCAAGAAGGTTGCTTCGCGCGGAAAGATGGCGGCGCCGACCGATTACGGCTCGTTCGATTGGGACAAGAACCCGATTGACCATGACCTCCTGCAGGCTGTCATTTCGGCCGGGAAGAACGCTGTCGTGTTCGGCGGCAACTACTACCCCATGCCTGCAGCGTCGTGCTGGCTGATTTGGGATAAGCAGAACGGCTCAAACGATTTCGCTGATTGCGAGCTGGCGTGGACGAACCTGCCTAAAGCAGTTCGCATTTTCCGCCATCTGTGGAACGGCATGATCCGCGCAGGTGAGGAAAAGGGCCAGCAGCGCGTTCATCCGACTCAGAAACCGATCGCGGTCATGCAATGGTGCATTGAGCAGGCCGGGATGCCCGAGACGATCCTAGACCCGTTCATGGGTTCCGGAACCACAGGCGTCGCTGCTACGCGCCTCGGCCGCTCGTTCATCGGCATTGAACGCGAACCGAAATACTTTGAAATAGCCTGCCGACGCATCGAAGACGCACAGCGCCAAGAATCGCTATTCGAGCCGGCGCCGAAGGCTGAGCAGATGGGGCTTGTGCTGTGAGACGCGCAGCAAAGGTAGATGGAAACCAATCGGAAATCGTCTTCGCGCTTCGGTCGATTGGAGCGCGAGTGATGCCGACACATGCAGTAGGGCAAGGCTTTCCGGATCTGGTCGTCAGCTTCAGGGGCAGAAACATCCTGATCGAGATAAAGGATGGTTCGAAACCGCCAAGCGCGCGCCGGTTGACACCAGATCAGAAAGAGTTTCACGAAAGTTGGGATGGCGAGTTGTACGTGGTGGAGAGCGCCGAGCAGGCGATCAAAGTTTTAACGGGAAACGGGGGAAGGGATGCCAGGGAACAAGAAACCGCGCAAGCCGTACCGGCAGAAAGCCGGACGCAAAGACACTGTGACGACGCTCTTTGAAGGCGACGAGCCACTGAAGGGCGAATTGAAGGAAAAGGTTCTGATGACCACGCACCTATGCGCAACGCGCCTCGCGCAAGGTGACGGCACGCAAGAGGATTGGGGCGCACTGGTGACGGCGATGAACCTCAGCATGGTTCTTTGCGAGCGGGCCAAGAATCAGCGGATCGGCCTCGCGGCAGTCTACGACGCGAACAACGCGCTTATCTCGGTGCAGGAACGGTTCTTCGAGATCGGCCGGCGCGTGTTCAAGGGGGACGAGCTGGTCGCGATGAACGGCGGATTGCACGTCTTCGAGCAGCTTGTCGAGACGGTCAGCAAGCGGCAATACGTGTGGGCGTCCGATCAGGTTGAACAACGAATGCTGGATGGTCTGTCGGTGTCGGTTGGTCCTGGCCACAGGAAGATGCGCTACGAACTCAGGGGGACAGCATGAAAAAACATTGGAAATCATGGACGCCGGAAGAGGATGCGGTCTTGCGAGAAGTGTGGATGGGCGAAAAAGCGCTGCGATTCAGCCTTGACCTCTTCCCCGGCCGAACGTTTGTCGCAGTAAAGATGCGCGGGCAAAGACTTGGGTTACCGGACCGTAACGAATTCATGGATACGAAAAAGTCGTCATGGGTCGAATGCCGACTGGATCAGGAGCTTGCAAAGCATGTCGATGCAAGTGCTGAAGAAATTGCGAAATACGGATCTTTGAACCAGTCATCTTTACGAATCGTCTTGAGGAAAGGGCACGGAACAAAGTACTTCATTTCTTCGTGGCAAAAGCGCGCCAATGGAGGCGATTGGACGGCTAGATGGGCGCTCGGAGCAAAGCCAGACGCGGAAAGGCCCCGCCCTCAAACAAATACCGAGATTCACAGGCGCTTTCGGGCGCGGCAGAAGCTTAAGAAGGGGAACTACAACCCTTTCGCTGCGGCGCTAGGTCTGGTGTCTGCACCAGAAGCACAAACCGGCCGCGTATATCGGCACATGGACGATCGGGAGGCAGCATGACCCAAGACGAAATTCTCTGGCTGGCACTTGGCATCCGCCGCCGCGACTGGACCAAACCGGTAGGGAGCCAGAAATGAGCCGAGAGCAATTCGACGCCTACTACGTCAACGTCCACGGCTGCCTGCTCGCCTCGGTAAAGGAAAACCACTGGCGCACATGGCTGGCAGCGCAGGAAGCGATTCTGAGCGCTCACGGGCCAGCGGTAGAGCTGAAGGTAATCGAAGACGCAGCGAAGACGCTGGATGACAAATGGAAGCAGCAGAAAGCGTTGCAGAGGATGGCAGAGGCCGAGCAGGAACTCGGGCTGGACTATACAGAAGCGCGGGAGATGCGCGATGAGTAACTGCACAGGATGCCAATCGAGCGGAACGACCCCTCACACGCCGGAATGCTTGTTCGACCACTTTCTGGCCTACACCGGATATCACCAGATGTCATGGGCCACGCAACAACTGCTCAAGACAGCATATGAGCACGGTATGCGGGAGGGCGCGAAGTTGCAGGCAAAGATCCAGGCGGACGAGGTTTTGTGGGTCCGGAACCAGTTGGCGAAGTCGGAGGGGCTGTGAGCGACGAAAGCGAAATCAACATATTCCGCGCGCTCGATTTCATGCGGGATAACGCGCTGGCTCTGGCGAAAGCGAAGGCCGAGCGCGTCTACCTGGAGGAATTCAGGAAGACGCAGAAGGCGCTGATTATGAAGCTTGCGGAGGGAGACGGCCACAAGACGACCGCGGCGCAGGAGCGCGAGGCATATGCCAGCGGCGAATATTGCTCGCTTTTGGGGTCGCTCAAGATGGCCGTAGAGACGGAGGAAAAGCTCCGTTGGCTAATGGTAGCTGCGCAAGCGAGGGTGGAAGTGTGGCGCTCTATTGGAGCAAACCAGCGCGCGGAGGCGAAAGCGCTATGACAGCCGCTGCTGAACGCCTCCACATTGCCCGCGTAAAGGAAATGGCCTGCGCTGTATGCGGCGCCCACGGCCCGAGCGACGCGCACCATATCCTAGCCGGCCGCACGCCTGGCAGAAAGAGTCCGGGATTCTGCGTGATCCCGCTCTGCAAAGACTGCCATCAGGGCAGCTTCAACGGAATCCACGGCCAGCGCCGCATGTGGGATGTTGTAAAGGTAAGCGAACTGGACTGCCTCGCGGCGACGATAGAACGACTGTATGGAGGGAAACGATAATGGGCGTATGGCATCCAATGCCGGTATGGACCGGCACGGGCGACATAAAACCGGGTTCGCAAGCGTGGGAAAACATGATCGCGGGAATGTCACCGGAGGAGCGCCGCGTGTTCTACAGGCGGTGGAATGGAGACGTGATCGACCTTCCTGCCGACGCTGTGAGAGAGGTTAATGAAGTCCCGAAACTCGAATCGCCGAAAGGGGAATAACAGTGCACGACGAAATCGACGACATCCTATATGACTGGTTCAAGTTCAGCCAGAGCTACCAGCCCGCGCTCGGCTACGGCCGCGCTGACTCTACATGCCGCGATTTCACCATTAGCCGCCAATGGATGGAATACGACGAGCTTTCCGAGATCGTCGATCACCAGCTCCGCGAAGGAATCGCCAAAGCGGTAGAGCCGCTGATATTCGAACTGACGCTACGCCAGCGCATGGCAATCCAAACGGCAATGCGCAATATGGACGCCGGCCGCACGGTCTGGACCAATCCGCGCTATCCGGAAACGCAGGAAAGGGACTATGCTGAGGCTAAGGAACTGCTGAGGCCGAAACTTTTCGCTAAAGGGTTGCTGAATAGCCCTTGTAAACTGGGTTCGGATAAGGTATCGTGCCGTTTGTGGGCATAACTCGCCCTAAAAAAAGCTCAACCCGATCCCCGTCTGGTTGGGCTTTTTTTACGCCACCGTGTTCCCCGACACTGACGGCCGAGAAAGAACGGCACTCTCACGCATGGCGGTTAGGCAGAAATGCCACTTCGATAAGTGCGACCTCAGTCGTTAGCCGCCAGTCGTGAGAGTGAAGCGAATCGGACGTGAAGCTAGGGTTTAGCGAGTTACAAGTTAGGCCGATTAAGGCTTGTAACAAGATGCGACACCGAATGTCGGGGATCAGCACCGGCCGCTCTCAACTAACCCTTCCCTGCGATCTCCTCCCGCAGGTTTGCCCGCCAAGCGCGGGCATTTTTATTTGTGCGCCCATGATCGACACCATCACCAAGAAGCAAGTAGCGATCGTCTCGTTCGATCAAGACCTGAAGAACGCGAAGCTGCTGAATGATCTTGGTCACCCGTCAATGCGCGTAGTAACGTATCAGGTGACGCTCGATCCAACTCGCCTGTCGCCTGAAGGCCAGTTCCTGCGTTGCGGCCAGTGGAGTGACGGCAAAGGCGCCGGAGATGAACTGACCGGCTGGATTCTGCTGGACGATTTGACAATCGAGGAAGTGCTCGCCGAGGAAGATTCGGACGGGATTCTTCGCCCGTACGTAACCGAAAGCGCCGAGCGCGCAGCAGCTTAGGAGATTCACACATGACCACACTTAGCAACCTGATGGGCGCAGGCGTTCCGCCTCTGCAAGCTCAGATGACCGTAGGCAAGGTAACGACCGGCCTCACGGGCGGCGGCACGTCCAGCCAGGCAAACGCAACGGCCATTCCGAGCGACGTCACCGTGTTCTCGACGGTCGCACTGAACTCGGGTGCACGTCTGCCGGCAACCGGCCCGACGAGCGGCCAAGCTGGTGACATCTACGTCGTCGCGAACTTCGGCGCAAACCCGCTGCTGGTGTATCCCGCAACGGGCGGCAACATCTCCAATGCTGGCGTCAATACCGCAGTGAGCATCCCGGTCAACAAGACCGCGGACTTCTACTGCTTGGGCGCCAACCTTTGGGCCGCGAGCATCGGGACCTGACATGGACGCAACGGTCGCTCGCGCGCGTTTCTACTCAGACCTGAGAGATACGCTGCCTGTATCGCAAGAAGCCCGAGACTGGGCTATCCGGCACATACAGGAGCACGGCCATTACGACTCGCTAGACGATCTGCTGCAACAGGCGGAAAAGCTGGCTGCCAAGTATGTCCGACAGTAAAGAAGGAAAAGTTACTGGCCGAAAGCCGCCTCCCAATGCCGGTAAGGGGCGCCCGAAAGGCTCGCTGAACAAGTCGACCGTAGCCGTAAAGGAAGCGCTCGTTCAGGCATTCGAGGGAATCGGCGGCGTTGAGAGCCTGAAACTGTGGGCCGGAGAGAACCCGACCGCGTTCTATCAGCTTTGGGGGAAGATGCTTCCTCTCCAGGTCGCGGGCGACGAGCAGAATCCGCTCACAGTGGTTCAGAAGGTCATATTGGAGCCGCTAAGTGACGACCGTCAGGATAGCGCTTCCTCCTAAGCTAATCCCTGTCTTCAGCGGCAGGGCGGACATACGCGGGGCATACGGCGGGCGGGGATCAGGCAAGACGCGATCCTTTGCCAAGATGGCAGCCGTCCGCGCTTATATGTGGGCGATGGAAGGGCGAGAGGGAATCGTCCTTTGCGCTCGGCAGTTCATGAACTCGCTGGATGACTCGTCGCTAGAGGAAGTGAAGGCGGCGATTCGGTCTGAGGCATGGCTGGAAGCGTTCTTCGATATAGGCGAGAAGTACATCAGGACGCGCAATGGCCGGGTGACGTTCAAGTTCGCCGGCTTGGATCGCAGCATTGATAGCGTGAAGTCGAAAGCGCGGATTCTCCTGTGTTGGGTGGACGAGGCCGAGCCAGTCACTAACCTGGCATGGTCGACGCTCATTCCTACGCTGCGGGAAGAGGATAGCGAGCTCTGGGTGACGTGGAACCCGAAGCGCAAGGGCAGTCCGACCGATGCGCGCTTCCGGCGCAATCCTGATCCGCTGTTCAAGATCATCGAGCTGAACTGGCGCGACAACCCGAAGTTTCCTTCTGTGCTCGAGCGTGCGCGGCAACGTGACCTGCGCGACCGGCCGGAAGAGTACGACCATATCTGGGAAGGCGCCTACGGCAATATCACCGGCTCGATCCTCGGTAAGTGGGTCAGCGCCGCGGAGCGTGAAGGCCGGATTGACGACGAGATTGTGTATGACCCTGCGGGCGCGCCGATAGAGATCAGCAGCGACTTGGGATTCAGAGACACGGCGTCTTGGTGGTATTGGCAGCGTCTGCCAGGCGGATTCAATCTGCTCAAGTACGAAGGCGATTCAGGGCTGGATGCTGAGGACTGGATTCCGCGCATACAGCAGAGCATCACCGATTTAGGCGCCAAGCTCGGAAAGATATGGCTCCCGCACGACGCGCGGGCAAAGACGTTCCAAAGCAAGCACACCAGCATGGAGCGGTTTCTCGAGGCATTCGGCGGCGGCAAGGTCGAAGTCGTACCTCAGACCAAGAAGCTAGACCAGATCAGCGCAGCTCGCGCGGTCATCACCAAATGTGCATTCAACCGTACCCAATGCGAGGCCGGCTTAGACGGTCTAGGCGCGTGGGAATACGAGTGGAATGACGACACAGGCGTGTTCTCGAAAGAACCACTACATAACTGGGCTTCACACCCCTCCGATGCGTTTGCATACGGTGCGCAGGTCATGAGTGAAGCCGAATACGTCGCTCCGGTGCGGGAACCGGACTGGCAGAACCTGCAGGTGCAGGAGACGCTAAACGACGTTTGGGAAGATCACATGCGGCATGTATCCAATCATCGGAGGCTGTAAATGTATCAAGGTTCGTTCACGGCGCAGGCTGCGACCATCTCTTATGCGGTGACGATCGCTGCCGGCGCTTCCGTCAAGCTTCCTGGCACGGGCAGCACGGTCCGCATCGTCAACGAAGGCCCGAACCACGCATATGTGTCGATCGGTCCCGGTACGCAGACGGCAACGCTGCCTTCGCCTTCAGCGCAGACGACGTGTACGCCTGTGCTGGCAGGTACGGATTCGACCTTTACGATTCCCAATACCATCCCCGGTTCGCCTTTGTCATTCAGTGCCATTTGCATCACGGGCACTGCCACGCTAGACATTCAGGTTGGCGAGGGGCAATGATATGTTGCGAGGAATTATTGGCGGTGGTGGCGGCGCAGGGACGCCGGGAGCAGACGGCAGAACCGTTCTGACGACAGCAGGCATCCCAAGCGCGGGAACAGGTAACAATGGCGACTACGCCTACGATCCAGCCGCGCAGTTGATGTTTGGGCCGAAGGCTGGTGGCGTATGGCCAGATGGCGTGTCGATCAAAGGCACTGATGGCGCGGACGGTTCGGCTGTCAGTTTCAAAGGATGGAATATCACGACCGGTACGCCGTCGACGGCACTCGGCAACGTCGGTGAGGCTGCGGTCGATCCGACTACGGGGCTGGCGTGGATACCGAAGCAGGCGTCTAGCACGCCTACGCCGGACGGATTCTTCGGTATCAACACGCACATTGCCAGCACGTATGCGCCTACGAGTGGGGTTCCCACGCCGGCGCAGTATGTGGCAAAGATGCAGGATCTCGGCTGTCAGATCGTCCGCACGAACGTGAGCAACACGACTGCGGCGACGACCACGCTTCCGTACTTTCAGGCGTTCAAGGCTGCCGGCATCAAGACGATGGCAGTGCTCGACCAGGGCGTCCCGCTAGGCAGCAGCTACGCGACGAACAAGACGAACGGTCAGACATACGCGTCAGGTATCGCTACGATTCTGGCGGGCTATGTCGACTATTACGAGATGTCGAATGAGATCGACTTTGCATGCCGGACGGATGGCGGTGGGGGCAGCGCGCGCACGACTGCAACCAATGGCGTAACTGGCGCAAAGATCGGGACGGGTATTGACGGTTCGATTCCGGGCGACTACTCGATCACGTCGATCAATGCGCTGCGTGGCTGGATCACGGGTGGCTTGATTGGTATTCGTGCAGCGGACCCCGCGGCAAAGTGCAGCTACGCGTCAGGAGTGCCGTTCGCCTATGTCGTGCTGGACATGATGGTTAATGGCCGCGAACCGGCTCCTCCGGCTTCGCAGACTCCAACTGTCACGGTTGCTTCGGCAAATCCTGCGATCGTGATGGATTTCGCCACGTCGCATTGGTACTCGTCGATGGGGAACTGGGTTAATGCCGGCCCGTCTACGTACCTCGGCACGCTTCAGAATGTCCCGGCGCAAATGCGCTCCGTCTCGGGCAATCTGCCGATCCACGTAACTGAATGGGGCATGCTCGGCACGGACGCGAGCCAAGCGTCGTACATGACGAGCCAGTCTAATTTCTGGTTCACGAATCGGGCGACATATGGCATTCAAGCCGTGATGATGTACGCGCTCTACCCGAATCCGGGTGATGGCGCGGCCGGCTCGCCTAACTACGGCATTATCCAGCTCGATGGCACGACACTGAAGTCGGCCTATACCACGCTGAAGAACTACCACGTTGCGAACACGACGCCAGGCACGACTGCATGGCCCGGTACGCCGTTCCAATTGCCGAAACAGGGTGATGTTCCGTCTGCCTGCAATATTTACAGCACGGCCGCGAATATCACGGACATTCGCAACGGCACGAATAACCAGACGTTGCGTGTGTGGCAGACGATCGATGGCGGCCTAGCCAATGGCTCGTTTGGCGGGATGTGGTACGCAGGTGGACAGTTCCACTTCGGCACGGACAAGATCGGCACGGGATCGCCTCCTGGCACGCGCTACACGGTGAATGGTATTGATCTGCTGTCGTTCGGTGCTGGCAGCCTGTCGCCGGTTACGGATCAAGCCTACAACCTCGGGAATACGACCACGCGTTATCTGCGCGGGTACTTCTGGGGTTTGAACATGAAGATTGCACGGACCAGCACGAGCGGGACGACGATCGCTAACGTATCGGCTCCGGGCGCCACCGTATGGACGGGCGCAGGAGCAGGAACAATCACCGTCGAAGCGGCTCCCGAAGACGGCCAATTCCGGATCTTCACTAACTCCGCAACGGCCGCGGTGACCTTCACGGTCAACTACACCGGCCGCGGTGGCGCATCCACTGTCGTGCTCAACCAGGATCAAAGCTGCGTGTTGCAGTTCGATGGCACTGGCGCCTGTTGGAACAAGATTTCGGTCAGTTAATTACGAACTTCCGCTGA